ACAACACGCTGATCAGCGCTGGCGACATCATCCGCGTGCAGCTGGCGCGTGATAACACCACCTACGCCAACTCGGTGCATGACTACCTGTACCAGGTGGAGCGGATCACCAAGACACTGGCGGGCGATGTGAGCTATGAGGCCACACACTTCCCAATCGACGACCAAGGCCGCAGCCTGATCGCGTTGGATGTAGCTGCTGCTGTTGGCACTGGCATCATCCTGCCAAGCGGCCGCACTGGCGTGAGCTGTGATGTGAACTCCAGCAGCGACAACACCATCCCGGCTGAAACGTTCACAGCTGCTGATGGCGCTGATCCGCTGGAGCTATCACCAAGCGGCGGCGGACTGGGCTTTGATGATTCGGCGCCGACTGGCGACACCGGCAATGCTGATGATGGATTGGATGCTGATGATGGATTGGATGGCGTGCCAATTCCAGCCGTCACCTCGCCACTTGGCGAGATACCACGCGCTGGCGTCGGGCTTAATCCAAGTCCCGGATTCTGCGGCGACGGCCCAAAAACAGTGCAGTGGTATAAGGATGGCACCCTGATTACAACGCTTGAGTACCCAGGCGGCGGAGGAAGTCCTGTTATTACATACGGAACTGGTACTGAGATTCCATCCTGGCTGGGAGTAGAAGGTGTGCTGCTTATCAAAGTAGGCGACGAAGGCTCTATCTACACATCGGTCACGACTTGCGCTGATGGCAGAGTTCAAGGCACTTCGACTGTGGTTCAACCAGGGCTGCTAAGCAGAGATTATACGGTTACGTGGTCTGGCGCCGCCGGCACTGGCCCACCGCCTAGTTTTAGTCAAACGCGCCCCGGTTATATCTTGTATCAACCGCCGCCGATCGATAGGTGGAGAGTGTGGGTTTATGGCACGTCTTTCAATGACTACATCATTGCTTCAACATCCATTGGGGATGAGATGCGTGACATAGTTAATACGCCAATCTGATGGCTACTTTTCCCTCGCTAACGCCAGCCACCCGCGCCTTCACGCCGGGCGAGTATCCGCACACGCCATTCGCCACCTATAACGGCGGGCAGAATCGTGTGCGCCATAGCAATGTGATGCTGAGCAGCTCAGTGCGGCTGAGCTTTATCGCCCTGGCTGAGGCTGACATGCTCAGCATCCTCAATCACTACCAGGGTCAGTTCGGCGGCTTTGATAGCTTCACACTGCCATCGAGCGTCTGGAGCGGTGTCACCACCATCAGTGACTACGAGCTGACAGATTACCGCTGGCGATACGCAGAATCGCCCACAGTAGATGACGCCTACTGCGGGCGCTACAACGTCGAGCTGACGCTTGAAACCGTGCCGCCTGAAGGGGCGTTCGTCAATGGCGCTGAGCTGGCTGTGATCATCAGCCTGTCCGCTGGCACTACGGCCACAACCAACGGCATCCAGCAGATCATCACTTTCACACTGTCGGGCGGCACCGCAACTTCTTATGTCCCCGGAGACTATGACTTTGCCTCGACCTTATACTGGGACGAAGACCCTTACACCAGCTGGGACTGATTCATGGCAGCTCCCAACATCAAATCAGGCACCTCCGTCACGACGGTCACCGGCAAGACCGTTGGTTATGCCGTCACCACCTCAATGGCTGCAGCATTGAGCAATGGCGCAGCCTCGGGCAAGGTGTTGAAAGTGAACTCGGTCTACTGCGCCAATGTGGATGGCACATCCGCCGCCGACATCACCCTGGAGCACTTCAACGGCACCACCGCCTTCAAGCTCGCCAGCACCATCACCGTGCCGGCTGATGCCACGCAGGTGCTGGTAACCCGCGAGGCTTACATCTACCTGGAGGAAGGCCACAGCCTCCGCGCACAGGCCAGCGCCACTGGCGACTTGGAGCTGGTCATCTCCTACGAGGACATCAGCTGATGCTCGGCTTCAACGGTGGCCTCATGGGCGTGCGCCGCACGTCAACAACCGGAGCGGCGTCTGGACTGTGGTTCCAGAATGAGCAGAGCGTGGCACAGCGGGCTGCAATCTGGCCTCTAGGCATCACAAACATCAATGTTGCATCTATTACTTACACTCAATCGTCTGTCTATGGCGGTACCTCTGCCGCGACAAATGCAAATATGACAGACAACAGCACTGCGAATACCGGCACTGCTACAAACGCTGACGCCCCCGGATGGGTTCGGATGGATTTAGGCCAACTGTACGTTATAGGATCCGTCATAGTCGGCACTGGCACTAGCTCTATTCCGGGTGGGTGGTCATATACTTACACCGAAAACTGCAACGTTCAATACTCGTTAGATGCCAGCACATGGACAACGGCATTTAATACGGGAACGTTTGGCGCCAACGGCATATATACATTTACCGCTAGCTTTACCGCTCGCTACATAAGGATTGCAAACCCTAGTACATGGCTGGCATTAACTGAATTTTATGCGCTTGCGCCAGGTCAGACTTATCCATGACCTTATACTCGCACTACACCGCCACCCCATCACCCCTGCCGCACCGGATCCGCTTTGCGGACGGCAGCACCCGCACCAACAACAGCACCTTCACGCCTGACGAGCTGGAGCGTGCGGGCTACTCCGGCCCCTCCGAGCGCCCCGAGTGCAACTCCAAGCTGGACACGATCTACTGGGATGGCAGCGCCATTGTCGTGCGCCCCTACAGCTTCGATGAGCTGCAGGCGCAGTACGCCAAGATCCGCCAGCGGCGCATCGAGCTGCTGCAGTCATGCGACTGGACGCAGATTGCTGACTACGACCTCGGCGCTGATCGTGACGCCTGGGCCGCCTACCGCCAGGCCCTGCGCGACCTGGCCGATGCGCCCAACCCATTCAATCTGACCTGGCCGCAGCCGCCTGCCATCTCGGCAGAATGAATCCATCTGAGCATCAACTATGGCCAGCCTGATCTACAACTCATTCGTTGATGACATGGCCCGTGGTGCCATCGACCTCGACACCGACACCTTCAAGGTCTTGCTGGTCACATCGGCCTATGCGCCAAACAAAGACACCGACCTGAAGCGTTCTGCCGTCACCAATGAAGTGACTGGCACCGGCTACACCGCTGGAGGCGTGACCACTGCCTGCACAGTCACCAAGTCCACCGCCAATGATCGCGTCACTCTTGGCTTTGCCGCTGTGACATGGGCCAGCAGCACCATCACTGCACGCGGCGCCGTGATCTACAAATCACGCGGCGGCGCCAGCAGTGCCGATGAACTGGTCTGCTACATCGACTTCGTTTCGGATGTAAGCAGCACCGCATCGACGTTCAGCTTGGGCAGCAGCACCATCACGCTGGCAAACTGATGGCCACCTTCCCGGCACTGGAGCCGGCCACGCGCCGCTACAGCATGGGCATCTTCCCCACGACCGAGGAGCGCGGCTTTGGTGGCGGCAGCATCCGCTTCCGGCACGGCACCACCGCCTACAGCCACAACCTTGAGCTGGGCTTTGCCGCGCTCACGCAGGCGCAGGCCAAACTGCTGCGCGATCACTACCGCGAGCAGCAGGGCGGCTACATCGCATTTCCGCTCAGCACTGAAGCATGGGCCGGCCACACCAGCTTCACCGATCTGGTGCCAACCTCTACGCACTGGCGCTACGCCTCGCAGCCACAGGAAGACCACTTGACCGGCGGCTATGTCAACGTCCAGCTGACGTTGATCAGCGTGCCTGCCGTGGTTGCCGCAGCGTCTGCCGGCCTGGCGTCCACCGTCACAATCACGCTGGCAGGTGGCGCAGCATCAGGCAGCTAGGCTGTCTATGCGATTTACATTCGCCATGTCAATCACCCCTGAACAGATCGCTGGCATCGCAATCTCGCTGCTGGCCGGCTCTGAAATGCTCAGCCTCATCCCCGGCATCCGCGCCAATGGATGGGTTCAGCTGATCCTCGGCATCCTCAAAGGCATCGCGTCCACACGGCGCTGATTCAATGGGCGAGCCATCGCACGGCGAGATCCTCCGCGCCATTGGCGTGCTGGAGGGCCAACTCAAGCAACTGCTAGACGCCGCCATAAGCGACAAAGGGGA